CCACAGGGCGAGGCGCTCAAGGCATTGCCGCGCAGTGGTGACTTCAATGTCAGCCAGATCGTGATCAACAACTTGCAGATGTCCATCAAGCGGATACTGCTGGACGAGTCTCTGCCGCCGGACAACATGAGCGCCAGGTCTGCGACTGAGGTAGTCGAGCGTATGAAGGAACTGTCCCAGAATCTGGGTAGCGCCTTTGGCCGACTGATCAACGAGACAATGATCCCGCTGGTGACCAAGACGCTGGAGGTCATGGACTCTCGCGGCTTGGTTGACCTGCCTTTGAAAGTCAATGGCCTTGAGGTTCGCATTACTCCCGTGGCTCCGCTGGCTATGGCGCAGTCGATGGACGAGGTCAACAAGGTGCTGCAATTCGCGCAGATCGCCCAGGGGGCTGGACCGGAAGGCTCGATGTCTCTGAAGGTTGGCGAGATGCTCGACTACATTGGCGAAAAGCTTGGCATCCCGGCTAAACTCAGGACCAGCCCAGCAGAGAGGGCGCAGCGTATGCAAGACATGGCACAGATGGCGCAGCAGGCGGCGCAGGCTAATCCAGAGGCCGCAGCTGGCGCAATACAGCAAGCAATGGGGGCGTAATGGCTGGATGGGATGATCTGGAAGCCGCAGCACCCAAGGATGCACGGAGTGTTTCAGATGCCAGGGATGACCTGGACCGGCTGACATTCCGTGTTTTCTCAAACGAGGATGGCAAAAAGCTGACTGAATGGCTTCGTGCTGTCTACTTAGAGCAACCGGTTGCCGTGCCTGGTAGCGAACCGGCTCATGCATTCTACCGTGAAGGCCAGAACAGCGTGATACGGGACATTGAAGCGCGGATGAAGCGAGCAATTAATCAAGGGAATACTTAATGGAATCGCAAGGAACCGAGCCTAGCAACACCGAGTCTTCTGGCGGTGAAGTTGGCCTACTCGACTCAGCGAAGGTAACTGATGACAGCGAGGCCCAGCCAAACACCCAGAATGTTGTCATTGCACACAAAGCAGAGGATGCGTCTACCGATGAAGAGCCTCTCGAAAGACCAGACTTCTGGCCGGAAAACTTCTGGAAGAAAGACACCAGCGAGCCGGACCTTGAAGGCATCGCCAAAAGCTGGGGTGATCTCCGCAAGCAAATCAGCCAGGGCAAGCACAAAGCCCCAGCCGATGGAAAGTACGACACCACCTCCTTCGGCTCGATCCCTGAAGACGATCCTCTCCGCTCTCATGTTATGGGCTGGGCGCAGAAATACGGTCTTAGTCAAGGGGCGCTAGATGACCTTGTTGGTGAAGTGGTCAAGATGGGGTCTGGGAATGTCGAGGCCCAGGTTAAGTCTCTCCAGCAAGAAAAAGCTGCGCTTGGTCCGAATGCGGATGCGGTTGTCAAAGGGATGGTTGACTGGGCATCCGGCCTGGTCCGCAAGGGAATTTGGGGCAAAGATGACTTTGAGGAATTCAAGGTCATGGGCGGGACGGCCAACGGCATTAAGGCGCTGATGAAGCTGCGGGAATCCTACGAGGGAACCCGTATCCCAACCAACTCTATGCCGCCCTCTAACGCTCCCAGCAAGGACGAGTTGTACCAGATGGTTGCCGATCCCAAGTACAAGACCGACCCGGCATTCCGTCAGAAAGTGGAGCGGATGTTCTCAGCCAGCTTCCAGTAAGCTATTTGTAAGTTTCTTCGCCGCCACCTTTCCCCCGGCCATCCACCGGGGGTTTTTTTTAAGTTAGCGCTTGCTTTCTACAACCGGGGGCGTATGATCCAGCCCAAGGCATACCGGATTTTTGGCCCTTCTTACAGCAAGCGCTGTCGCGTGGTTGGCGTAACCAACAAGCATTCGGCCCAGACTCTTGGCATACCGGCGCGAGAACCCAATCCTAAATTTTTGAATGAGGTAATACCATGAGCGTGTCTCTCTCGAACGCCTTCGTTACTCTCTTCGATGCGGAAGTCAAGCAGGCTTACCAAGGTAAGGCCATGCTGGTTCCGGCGGTTCGCCAGCGTCGAGGGGTTGAAGGCAGCACTGTGAAGTTCCCGAAAGTGGGCAAGGGCGTAGCAACGGTTCGCGTTCCGCAGACCGATGTCACCCCGCTGAATGTCGCTTTCTCCACCGTCACCTGTACCCTGGTTGATTACAACGCTGCCGAGTACTCTGACATTTTCAACCAAGCCAAAGTGAACTTTGACGAGCGCCAAGAACTGGTGCAAGTTGTTGCTTCCGCGATGGGCCGCCGTCAAGACCAGATTATTCTGGATGCGCTGACTGCTTCTAGCACCTCGCTGACCGTCAGCAATGACATTGGCGGCACGGATAGCAACCTCAATGTGGCAAAGCTGCGTGAAGCCAAGCGTTTGATGGATAAGAACAATGTGCCGCCGGAAGGCCGTCACATCATTATCCACGGCAATGGTCTTGCTTCGCTGCTGTCGGAAACCTCTGTTACCTCTAGCGACTTCAACAGCGTGAAGGCGCTGGTGCAGGGCGATATCAATTCGTTCCTGGGCTTCACCTTCCATATGCTTGGTGATCGTTCCGAGGGTGGCCTGGTTATTGATGGTTCTCTGGATCGTTCTTGCTTTGCTTTCCACCAGATGGCTGTTGGCTACGGTGAAGGCATTGGAATGCGTACCGAGATCAATTACATTGCTGAAAAAACTTCGTTCTTGGTTAACGAAGTGTTCTCGGCTGGTGCGATTGCCATCGACGATGAAGGTATCGTCAAAATCACCTGCCGCGAAACCTGAGATAAGGAGCAATAAATCATGGCTTTTTCCGCAACTGGCTTTAATGCCGTTGGTGGTCAGTCTAAGGCTGGTAATGCCCCGGCTATTTATACCTACAGCAGCACTGATGCCCAGTCGGTCATCCGCGCTTCGGGGTATTTCAATACCGTGGCTTCCATCCTCAAGGTTGGCGATCTGATTTTCTGCTACTCGGCAACGGGTGGCACTCCGGTGATGTCTACCGCCTATGTGAACTCCAACACCGGCTCGGTGGTGGACATCACTGACGGCGTGACTGTGACTGCAACGGATACGGACTAATGCAGTGGGGTGGCAGGGCCGTCCTTGTTGTCGGCTCTGCCACTTGTGTTTCAAACGATTTGTCTAAAGCTTTTGAACTTAGGCCAAGCGCTGATGTAATTGCTGTAAAGTTTTCGGTGTCAATCGTTAAAGCGAGACATGCTGTGACTCATCATCCAGAACATGCTGTCAGGATGAAAAAACTGCACCGAGAAAAGTGGGGTGATGAAGTTGTTGTTCACTCTCCATACAAGTCAAGTATCAAGCCTGATGATTTAAATTCAATAGATTGTGTCTGGCCGTGCCTTGCTGGTGTTCGTGGGACTTCTGGCTGGGGAGCGGCCCGTATCGCAAGCCTCCTTGGTTATGATGAGGTGATCCTTTGCGGATGCCCAATTGACCTGGTTCCTGATAATGAGCAGTTTTTTGATACGCAAGTTAAACATGATGCGTCAAAGGTTGGAGCATCTAATCCGCGTGGCGCTCCGTGGAAAAGCAAAACAAATCTTGATGAATGGCACTCTGCAATTCAAAAAGACATTTCTGCTGGGTTAGCTGCCAACATTCGCTCTATGAGTGGATGGACAAGACAAGTACTGGGAGCGCCAAATGGCAGCAGGTGATTCAGCCCTTTCCGTTTGTTCTGACGCGCTGATCATGCTCGGCGCAAAGCCGATCTCTTCGTTTAATGATGGGACGGACGAGGCCAATACTTGTGATCGTCTGTACGCAGACATCCGCGATCAGGCACTACTGATCTACCCGTGGTCATTCAGTTTCAAGAAAGTGGCTCTAGCGCAATTGGTGACTACACCGACCACAGAGTACAAGTACGAATACGCGCTGCCTGGTGACAAGATTGGACCGCCCAGGGCGCTGTTTACCAGTGCATCGCCTGGTGACTATCCGCGCAAGGAATACCGAATCTTTGGCGATACGGTAATGACTGACTACACGGCAGTCTGGATTGACTACCCGTATTCAGTGCCGGAATACTCGCTGCCGGTCTACTTCATCCAGCTGCTCAAGTACATGATGGCGTGGCATCTGGCAATGCCGATCACGGACCAGGGTGACAAGGCCAGCTACTGGCAAGGCGTTGCTGTTGGAGCACCATCTGACAATGGCCGCGGTGGTTATCTGCGTACCGCAATGCAGATCGATGGCGCTGGTCAGCCGAGCAACAGCATCAATGACTTTAGTCTGATTGCGGTGAGGTACTGATGACTCGCTTCGTATCGATCCAGACTAACTTTGGCAGCGGTGAACTTGACCCGTTGCTGCGGTCTAGGGTTGACCTGGCGGCTTACGCTAATGCGCTCGAGGAAGCCACCAATGTTGTCTGCCAGCCGCAGGGCGGTATTCGCCGCCGTTCTGGACTGCGATACCTGACTAGCCTGCCAAACAGCAGCACCACCTCGGCGGCTAACGGGGTGCGCCTGATCCCGTTTGAGTTTAGCACTACCGATTCTTATATGTTAGTGCTTACTCACAATCGTGCTGCTGTAATTAAAGCTGGCGTACTGATCACTAACATTAACGCTTCTGGCAATGCTTATATAGACCTCTCAGGCGTTGGCATTACCGGCGCAATGCTGAGTAGCATCTGTTGGACTCAGAGCGCTGACACGCTGATCCTGGTGCATCCTGACCTGGCTCCGGTCAAGATTGTGCGTGGCGGTACGGACGCTACCTGGACAGCCAGCACCATTACTTTTGTCAGCATCCCGCAGTATGCCTACACCCCGGCCACCACAAACCCGGCTGGGACAATCACGCCCAGCGCAGTGAGTGGCAACATTACGCTGACGGCATCCAGTTCTGTGTTTACGGCTGGTTCTGTCGGCCAGTATGTAACGGCCCAGCCACAAGGACGGGCAAGGATTGTGGCTTACACCAGCGGCACTGTTGTCAGTGCCATAGTTGAATTTCCATTTTTTAGCACAGCTTCGGTTGCCAATGGCTCTTGGGCCTACGAGTCTGGCTACGAGGCGGTCTGGTCCTCCACAAAGGGATGGCCGCGCAGCGTCACCTTCCATGAAGGGCGGCTGTACTTTGGTGGCAGCAAGTCGCGGCCGTCTACGGTCTGGGGCAGCAAGGTTGGCCTGTTCTTTGAATTCGATCCTGACGAGGGATTGGATGACGATAGCGTCGAGGCCACGCTGGACACCAACAACTACAGCGCGATTGTGGACATCTTGTCTGGCCGCGACTTGCAGGTGTTCACCTCTGGCGGCGAGTTCTATGTGCCGCAGTCTGGCCTTGACCCGATCACGCCGACGAACTTCTTCATCAAGACGGCAACGCGGAACGGGGCCAAGGAAGGCGCACGGGTGCAGACGCTGGAGTCCGGTACGCTGTTCATCCAGCGCCAAGGCAAAAGTCTGAATGAGTTTGCCTATACGGATACGCAGCTAACCTACATCACCAGCAAGATAAGTTTGCTGGCTGGACATCTGCTGAAGACACCAACGCGCATGGCGCTGCGCCGGTCCGTAAACACGGATGAGAACGACTTGCTGCTGATCACCAATGGCGATGATGGCTCTATGGCTGTCTTCTCCATGCTGCGGGTACAGAACATTATTGCGCCATCCCAGTTCATTACTGATGGCGAGTTCCTTGATGTCGGCATTGACATCAGTACTATCTATGTTGTGGTCAAGCGCACTGTAAACAGCACGACTCAATACTATGTCGAGTATTTTGATGACACGCTATCTACGGACTGCGCTAAGTCAGGCGGTGCTGCGGCCACCGTATCAATGTCGCACCTGGTTGCTAAGACCTGCGAGTTGGTACTGGATGGCGCTGTGCAAGAGGATGAGGTTGTTCCTGGTGGCGGCACTGTTACCTTCCCGCGGTCATCCACAACATCCTACGAATGTGGCCTGCCATACACGGTGCGCGCAGTCACAATGCCGGTAGACATTAAGTTGCAGACTGGCACACGGATTGGATTTAAGAAGCGGATTGTTGAGGTTAATGCGCTGGTCTACGAAACGCAGCACATGAAGATCAATGACATTGAAATACAGTTCCGCACTTTTGACACGATCAACATTCTTGATAGCGCAGTGCCTGAGTACACCGGAACTAAGACGCTGCATGGAATCCGTGGCTACTCGCAAGATTCAAAGATCACCATTGAACAAGACCTCCCGCTCAAGATGACACTGCTTGGGCTTGAGTACAAAGTAGCAACGCATCAGGGGACTTGAGATGGAATATGCCGCGATAGCAGCATCAGTAATAAGCGCCGTAGGTTCTGTGCGCGAGGGATACCAGCGTCAGGCTGCGTATGAACAGCAAGCGAGGATGACCCGTATCCAGACCGAGGCGCAAAAGCTAGAGTCTGAGCGCAAAGCAATACAGTACGAACAGCAAGGGACGGCCATCTTGCGCCGGATCAACACTGCCAATGCTGCGGTTGCGGCACGGGCTGCTGCTGGCGGCGTGATGCCGTTTGAGGGTTCTGCTGCACTGATAGCCACCACCAGCGAAAAGACAGGTGGCCGTGAGTATGGGTTTGCTACAGAGGGCGCTGGCTCTACTAGGCGCATGGGCCTTGTGGCTGCAAAGCTTGGCGAGTTGAAAGCAGATCAGTACGCGCAAGCGGCAGATACGGCTGTTGAGTCTGGCTGGATGAATGCCGCCGGAAAGCTTGGCATGGCTGCATTCAGCTATAACAAACTTGGCGGTCCATCTCAACAACCGTATAGAACTGTTTGGGAAGATATGTAGCATGGCTGAACTTCAACGCTACAACCCTGTAGGTCTTGGTCTAGCGCAACTGCCTGGACTGCCTACGGTAGAGCCTGTCGCTCTACAAGAAAGCATTCGTCAATCGCAAGGTCTGCAACAGAGTCTAGACCGTATATCGCAGTTTGCTTTCAAGGAAGCTGGCGAGGAAGCAAAGCGTCAGGGTCTGCAATATGGCGCTGAGAATCCTGTCACTAAACAGCAGATAGAAGTTGCGCTAGGAACTGGCAAAAAGCCATCTGAACTGTTTGGTAAACGCGGAACCATTTACGGCGAAGCTGCATTACAAGCGCAATCAGCGCAGCTGCGGATGGAACTTGAAAATGATGCCAGAGGCAGAATGGCAAAGACTGCCGCAGAAGTTGATGCTGGCAGGCTGCTAGATATTCAAGAGATCAGGACGCAGATCAACGGACCGATTGACGGCTTTGCAAAGCTGCTTGCCGGGATTGATCCAGAGGAATCTGTTCGCTTCCGTGCGTCAATGGCTGCTGCTGGCAACACGGTTCTAAAAAGCGCCTATGACAAGGTTCTGAGTGTACAGAATGCAGCGATCAAGTCAAACCTTGCTGACTCTGTTCCAGTGACACTTGAGTTTGTATCCAAGCTGTATGAAACAGAGCCGGATATCAATGCTCAAAAAGGGCAAATTTCTGTATATAGAAATGCTCTTTTGAAATCACTGATTCCGACTGCTGATGCGGGATTCATAAATTCAACAATGGCGAAGTTTGAAGAAGGCGTTGCCAAGCTTCGCGTCGATGCCGTGTCAAAGTATGTCACCAGCACAGACTTCTCTGCTGACCCGCTGACCGCTGTGTCAAAGCTTGATAAGAATGATGCCGGGAAGATGACATCGCTATGGTCCACAATGAACTTTGAGGATCAAGCAAAAGTACGCAGCAACCTTCGTACGGTTGCTGGGCAGCGTTGGGATGTCAACGAAAAGGCCACTAAAGAAATTGAGTATCAAGACACACTCGCTGCTGCAACTGCAATGGCAGATTACTTTAAGACAGGCTCTGCTGCTTCTTTACGCCTACTAGACACCATCTCTAGACGCAGTCCCAAAGTTATTTCAGTAGAGACTGTATTTAAGCTTCCTAACGAGCGTACCTCAGTGCTAACAACAGAGGTTGCAAACCCTCGCGGAGAGATTGTTCTGAAAACAGAGATGCTGTCTGGAAGGATTCAAACTCCAGAGGCAATGATTGCTAGAGCGGCTGAACTAGGTATTGGCATGAAAGCCGTATCAACAAGCATGTTCCCGTTCTTCATTGCTAGAAACAATGAGGATGAGCGTGATGTTGATCGAACACTGCGTAATGAGGCAAAGATCGTCCCTGGTCAATTCAACATTTCTCAAAAGTCTGCCGAGGCATATTCGGCAATGACAATGAAAGTTGAACGGCGCTGGAATGAAGCGCTAGAGAAAAACAAAGAAGACCCGATCAAGAACCCTTTGCCTTCTCGGAAATCTATTGCCGCACAAATCATTAAGGAAAGAACAACTTCCGCAAAAACAACGCAGATCAATGCGTTGCTTGATGGTCTTAACAGAAGTTATGGCAAAAGAACTAGCGTTACATTTTCTGAAGAAACAGACCCTTTTGATATAGCGAGTCGTAGAACGCAATTAAACCTGCAATTAGAAGAAGCAAATGCAATTAAAGAGACTTATAAATCAATAGAAACTTTGCGAAAACAGCGGGATGCTGAATAATGGATTTCAACGAACTCTACATCAACCGTATGCTGGAGCGCGAGTATCCGGCTGTTCAGCAAGAGCCTATGCTGCTGGCCGAGGCTCCGGCGCAAACCATGACCGATGCTGGCGCGGCTGGCTATGGCGTGTCTCCAATGTTCGGAAAACAGGCCAATCGGCCCAAAGTTGGGGAAGCCGCGGCTGAAGCCACCATGACCGTTGGCAGCGCGCTTGCTGGCGCATTGCCTGCTGGCCTGGGCGGCATTGCCAAGCTGATTGCCACGCAAGACCCAAATAAAGCCGTAGCAGCGATTGAAGACCTGATGCAGGCATTCACCTATATCCCCAGGACTCCAGAAGGCCAGAGGCAGGCTGAAGCGCTTGCACAGTCATTGCAGCTGCTCGGCATCCCGGCAGAGTGGGTTGGTGACAAGGTGCTGGAAATGACCGGCTCTCCGCTGGCGGCTACCGCGGCCAATGTGGCGCTTGACCCTTTGAATTTAGCGCTGTCACCGGCAGCGGGTAAAGTGGCGAAATCTGCTGCGCGATCAGCAAAGCGCGCCCTCACTTCTGGACAATAACGATGGCAATTCAACCGATTGAACAGCGCCTTGACAGCATGACTGTCAGCGCGGATGTAGACAAGATTCCGACTACCATTCCCAGTACGCCTGACATGGAGAATCTTGCTGCACCGCAAGATGATCCGCAAGAAGAGCCAATCCAGGTTGCTGGTCTTGTCGGCTCTGTCGGCAGGGTTCTCTCCCCGCTGACGAAAAAGGGCGCTCGGGCTGCGAAAGAGCCTGTCATTACCCGCCCTGATCCGATTGCCCCGCCTGCGGCAGCACCAGTCGCAGCAGCTGCTCCTACGGCCACGCAGGCCAAGACTGTGACTGTTCAGCCGACTCGGCCTGTAGACATCACCGATGTCAACGCGGTTGTGCAAGAGCGTGAGCGGATGCTGGACATTGACACCAGGATCGCTGAAGGAGAGCCGCAGGCAAGACCGCCAGAGGTTCCGATCTCCAGCATGTGGACTGACAATGACGGACTCGCCGCGACCATCAACGCAGCCGGAACCAGGGCCGCGCAGCAAGAGCCGACAATGTCGCTGCGTAGCATCTACATGCAGGCGATCAACGCTGGCGTACCTGAGTCATTCCTCAAGAGGACGCTGGCCGGTGAAAGCCTGGAGGTCACCGTTGGCAGCAGCCAGCTTGCAAAGCAGATTGCTGGAGCCGTATTCGCGCATGATGAAAGCGCGAAGGTGCTTGATGATCTGATGGAGAAGATGGCAACTGGCACTCTGAGCGATGTAGGAAAGTTGGACTTGCGGATGCGCCTTGCCCAGCATGACATCTTGGTCAAGCAGTTGAAAGGCATGCAGACAGATGTCGCTCGGTCACTGAATGTGTTCAAGCGCGTTCAGGACGCTGGACCTGGGCTTGATGCAACTGCCACCAGGAAAGCGCTTGATGAACTTGGCGCGCAGCAATCCGACTCCGTGCTGTACCAGTTGGCCGTTGACTACCTTGAGTCTCCGAACCGCGCTGGCAAGAACAGGCTGCTTGAGGCTGGCCTTGGCGCAAAAATGCGCGATGTCTGGTTCCATGTTTACCAGAGTAACTTGCTCAATGATCCCGTTACGCATGCCTACAACATTGTCGGCACTGCGGTGTTTGGCGCGATGGCTCCGATAGAGCGGACGCTTGCATCTGGCCTCGGTCTTGCAAGGCAGCTTGTGCCTGGCGCGGAAGCAGAGCGCTATCACCTGTCTGATGTCTTGGCTGGATTGACCGGGGTCAAGAACGGATTCCTTGACGGCTGGGAACTTGCTGTCGATGCCATGCGGCGCGGCGGTGATTCTAAGTTCACAGACTCAGGCAAGGCCGTTGCCAATCCACTGTCAGCAGAAAACCTGTCAGACACGCCTCTGCGGCTGTTTGGCAAAGAAGTGTGGCGCACTCCTGATCTGACCGACTCATTCATTGGCAAGGCGATTGACGGCCTCGGGCTTGTGCATGACATCTCATTTCGCGGGCTGAAGGCTGGCGATGAACTGGTTGGAGCGATCGTCGCAAGGTATCAGCTGCATCAAGAGGCATGGCGCTTTGCAAACACCGAATACGATAGGCTTGTCGCTGCTGGCTTGACACCTGACGCAGCAAGAACCGAGATCGATGCAAAGCTTGCTCAGTTCCTGACCGAGCGTCCAGCGCAGATTCAAGAGTCAATTGAAGGCATGCGGAACATGGTTACGCTGCAAGAAAAGATTGACAAGCAAGGCGCGCTGGGCGAGACATACTGGTGGTCAAATCAGATTCTGAACCTGGCCCCGGCCAAGGTGTTCGTGCCGTTCTCAAAGACTGTGACCAACCTGTTCATTGAAGGATCAAGCTACATCCCTGTTTTGAACATGCTGAGTCCACGCTTCTATAACATGTGGGAGCAGGGCGGCAAACAGCGCGATGCGGCCATTGCGCGCTTGGCTATGGGCGGTAGCGCCGTCACCGGAGCGGCGTGGCTTTCCCTGGACAACAGGCTCACAGGATCAGGGCCGTCACAGACAGAGGATAGAAAAGCGCTGGAAGCATTGGGCTGGCAACCGTATTCGCTGGTCTTCGACCGCGGGGAAATCTCCGAGAAAAACATCGCCGCACTTCAGAATATCACCAAGGTTGGCGTTGGCCCGGACAAGGTCTATGTGTCATTTGCAAGGTTTGACCCTGTATCGATGGTTTTTGCAATGGGCGCTGACATGGCTGATGCGGCCAAGTTTGACCGCCACCCAGAGCGCGACGAGTTCACCAACATGGCAATGGCCGGAATGGTTGGCGTTGGCGAGTACATTGGAAACCTGCCATTCATGCAGGGCGTTGGCGAGTTGCTGGCAATCGCTCGGTCACGCAGCACTGACACTGGTGACAAGATGGTGGAGATCATGGGCGGCATATCGCGCCAGTTCGCCAACTTCGTCTACACCGGCACACCTGGCGCTGGCCTGTCAAACAGCACTCTGATGGGCCACATTGAGCGCATGACCGACCCCACAAAGTCGAACATCATGTCTCCTGTGATGGATCAGCCGCCATTCATTCGTGCGTTCTACGAGGCGCGGCAGAAGGTGATGTCTCGCATCCCTGGCTTGTCCAAAGATGTACCTCCGCTGCTGGATAGCCTTGGCCGCGAGGTGAAGGTCAAGAATCGTGGACTTGATTATTGGGTTAACTGGGCTCCAATCATTCAAGCGACAGAGGGCAAGTTCTCAGAGACTGACGCGCTGCTAGCCGAGTTGAACTTTGGCATAGCGGAGCCTAGCAAGGTCTGGGATGGCGTTCGGCTTTCTGCTGACCAGTACAACCGATTCAAGAAACTGTACGGCCAGGAAATCCTTGATGACGGCATGAACCTTGAACGGCGTATTCCTATTGAAGTTGGAAACGCAGAAAAAGATTCAGCCTTTGTAGGAACGCCGTTTCTCATTGGAGACAAGCAAAAGATAATCTCTCAAGTTGTTGAACGGTATCGAAGCCTTGCAAAGGCCAGGATGATTGGTGATAAAGAAGGTCTTCCTGTCGATGTAGGCATGCCTGATATTCGCCTTGAGTTTGAAGACCTTGCGACAGCTATCAAAAAGAAGCAAGAAATAATCAGAGTTTTTGGCAAGTAATTTTTAGGGAATTGACATGGCAAATTATCCAATCAGCAATGTAACGCGGCGCGTTGTCTACACTGGCTCTGCCGGTGTAGGGCCGTATGCGTTCAGCTTTGAGATCATCGAGAACACGGACATTGCCGTGTACAAGAATGATGTGCTGCTGACACTGACCACCAACTACACGGTGACGATCAATGCCAATGGCACTGGCTCGGTCACTCTGGTAAGCGCAGCCACCAGCGCTGACAACATCACGATTGTCGGGGCCAGGGCAGTAGAGCGCGCCACTGACTTCTCGACTGGTGGCGATCTGTTTGCCAACACCATCAATGAGGAACTGGACAGTGAGGTGATCCTGATCCAGCAGGTGGCAGAGTCTAATGATCGTGCGATCAAGGCTCCTGTCACCGATCCGACTACCATCGACATGACGCTACCAGCCAAGGCCACTCGCGCCTACAAGCTGCTGGCATTCGACGCTGATGGCAACCCGATTGCAGATGAGCATATTGGTACGAACCGTGGCAACTGGGCCGCATCGACTGTCTACTATGTTCGTGACCTGATAAAAGACACCAGCAACAGCAACATCTACCAGTGTATCGTCGCGCATACATCCAGTGGATCGCAGCCGATCAGCACCAATACGGACTCTGCCAAGTGGAGTTTGGTGGTCAATGCTGCTGCTGCTGCGACAAGCGCTGCGGCTGCGGCTGTCAGCGAAACCAATGCGGCAGCATCTGCCATTCTTGCCAATGACTGGGCTACGAAGACCTCTGGACCTGTAGCTGGCGGCGAGTACTCTGCCAAGTACCATGCGACTGCTGCCTCCTCCAGCGCGTCTACGGCCTCCACAGCGGCCACCAATGCAAGCAATGCTCAGACGGCGGCAGAAGCTGCGAGAGATCAGACGCTGGCTTCCTTTGATAGTTTTGATGACCGCTACCTTGGCTCCAAGACCAGCGCCCCTACGCTTGACAATGACGGCAATGCACTGGTAGCTGGCGCACTGTACTTCAACAGCGTGACCGGGGTGATGAATGTCTACACCGGTAGCGCCTGGGTTGCAGCCTATGTGTCTGGCACTGGATTCCTGACTACTGCCAACAACTTGTCTGACCTTGCCAATGCTGCAACGGCAAGGACCAACCTTGGTGGCACTACGGTTGGTAAGGCGGTGTTCATCGCTGCTGACACTACCGCAGCCAGGTTAGCCATTGGCGCTGTGATTGGCACGGATGTCCAGGCGTATGACGCGAACACGGCAAAGCTGAATGTGGTGCAAAGCTTTACGGTAGCGCAGCGTGGCACGGCTACGGCGCTGACCAGCACCTCGGCATCGATTGCCGTAAACCTGGCTCTGGCAAACAACTTCACGCATACCTTTACCGAGAGCACAACCCTGGCTAACCCGACAAACATTGTCGCTGGTCAGTCTGGTGCGATTGTGTTTACGCAGCATGCAAGCAGCCCAAAGACGCTGGCATTCGGCAGCTACTGGAAATTTCCAGGTGGTACTGCGCCTACTGTGACGGCCACCAACAGTGCTGTTGATACGCTTGCGTACTATGTTGAGAGCAGCACCAGGATAACAGCGCGCCTGCTGGGAGATGTCAAGTGACAGTCCGTGGGAATATCAATCCACTGCTGATGGGTGGTGATGACGGCTATCAGATCAGCCGCAGCGTTCGGTTGCGCTCGTCTGCCAGCGCATATTTCAATCGCACTCCAGCAAGTGCTGGTAATCGCAAAACTTGGACATGGAGCGGTTGGGTTAAACTAGGGTCGCTATCCACAACATTGAATATACTGTATGCATATTCTGCGGACTCTGATAGTGGTTTGTGCCAACTAAGTTACCAATCCAATCAATTAAGAATACAAGGATTTTCAGCGTCTTTTTTGATGATATCGACGCCGGTATATCGTGATCCAAGTGCGTGGTATCACATTGTCTATAAGGTAGATACGACACAAGCAACTGCTGCGGACAGGGTTAGAATTTATATCAATGGGGTAGAAATAACTGCATGGGCTACAAATACACCGCCACCACAAAATACAGATACAGCGGTTAACAACAATGTGGCTCATAACATTGGTCGCAATACAAGAAACTCAAACGATTATCTTGATGGTTATTTTGCCGAAGTTAATTTAATTGACGGTCAAGCCTTAACGCCTACCAGTTTCGGCGCATTCGATGCTGTAACCGGCGTATGGAATCCCAAGAAATACAGCGGCACATATGGAACGAATGGCTTCTATCTGAACTTTAGCGACAACAGCGGCGCTACTGCCACGACCATCGGCAAAGACTCAAGCGGCAACGGCAACAACTGGACACCCAACAACATCTCGGTGACTGCTGGCACGACCTACGACAGCATGGTGGACTCACCGACTAACTATGGTACTGATACTGGCGCTGGTGGTTCGGTGCGTGGTGACTACTGCACATTCAATCCTTTGAATGCTACCGACACGACATTTTCAAACGGTAATTTGCGGATGGTTACGGCATCGCCGGGGTATGGCAGACCGCAACTATCCACATTTGGAATTGCGTCAGGGCAAAAGTTCTATGCTGAATTTGTAGTGACAAGTGTTGGCGCTTCAAGTGATGTAACGATAGGCATCGACGATGGCTCTATAGTTCCTGCGTATTATTCAAATAGTGGATCAACTTCTGGTTTGCCAGCAAATTTTCGTGGCTATCGTAATGGTGGCGGCACTTATGTTGGCTCAACTTATACATCAGGATCGCCCGGAATATCCTATACAAACGGCAACACAATTAGCGTAGCCGTTGATAGGTCTGCAAACCAAATTACTTACTACAAAAACGGTTCATCCGTCTACACTCAAAGCATAGCAAGTAGTGTTGATCAGTATTATTTGTGCGTAATGACCTTTACTGGCTCGGCCGATTTGACATTGAACGCTGGTCAGACTGCCTTCTCCTACACCGCCCCATCAGGCTTCAAAGCCCTCTGCACACAGAACCTGCCCACGCCGACGATCAGCAACGGCGCAAACTACATGGCGGCTAGTCTGTATACCGGAACAGGCGCAAGTCTCACAGTAAGCAACGCGGTCAATAGCATCTCGTTTCAGCCTGATTGGGTATGGATTAAGTCTCGCTCTGCTGCTGGCAGTCATTCTTTGTACGATGTAAACCGTGGCGTTAGAGACGGGTTGTTTACAAATGTCACTTCAGCAGAAAATACAGAAGCTGCTGGCTATTCGATGACCGCATTTAATTCAAATGGATTTACTGTTGGCTTGGAGAATGCCGGATCAGGGTCTGTTAATGCAAACGGAACAACCTATGTGGGTTGGCAATGGAAAGCAAGCGGCTCAACCGTATCCAATACATCAGGCTCAATTACTAGCACTGTGAGTGCAAACACGACCGCAGGTTTCAGCATATTGACCTACACCGGGACAGGTGCTACTGCAACGATTGGTCACGGCCTTGGTGCTGTGCCAAGCATGATGATTATGAAGAAACGCAGTGCTGTTGGCTCTTGGAAGATGTATCACACATCTCTTGGAAATACAAAGATTGTTGAGGTAAATGATACTGGTGCTGCGCAAACAAGTTCTACTTACTGGAACAATACATCGCCAACTTCCACGCTGATCACGGTTGGATCAAACGCCGATATCAATGCTTCTGGTGAAACTTATGTTTCATACTGCTGGACAGCCATCTCAGGCTATAGCGCATTTGGTTCGTTTGTTGGAAATGGCGTGGTAGATGGGCCATTTATCTATCTAGGTTTTCGGCCTCGGTATGTGCTAGTAAAAGTTTCTACCGCTGCCGCAAACTGGGCAGTTATTGACTCATCACGCGATCCATACAATGTGATGTCAAACCGTTTGCTTCCTAATTCAAGCGGAGCAGAATCGTCTTTTGTAGACCCAACCTATGACTTTTTAGCCAACGGATTCAAGCTGCGGACGGACAACGCCACAGAAAACTACAGCGGCCAAACAATACTTTACGCCGCCTTTGCAGAGAACCCCTTCACGATTAGCAGAGCGAGGTAATCATGTTCTATCACGCAGCATCGAATCAGTACATCAACGAGGGCATGGCCTTTGATCTCAATGGTGTTCAGTACCCGTCAAACTGGTTGAACCTAACCTCCGCAGAAGAGAAGACTGCTGCTGGCTTTGTTGAGGTTGTCACCTCTGGCCTTCGCCTGGATGATCGGTTCTACTGGGTAAGCGAAAGCCTATCCGGCAATGTGCTTACCATCACCAGCACCGCAAAAGATTTGACCGCGCTGAAGTCGCAATGGTCAGCGCAGGTCAAGCAGACTGCGTACACAATACTGTTGCAAAGCGATTGGATGGTGACCAAGGCACTGGAGACATCAACAGCTGTGCCAGCAGCATGGTCAACTTATCGCGCCGCTGTGCGATCCACGGCAGCTACAGCTATTGCTGCCATCAACGCATCCGCTGATGTACCGGCCTTGCAGACTGCGGTACAAGTCACTTGGCCTAACGATCCCAACCATGTGGAGATGACAGATGGAGCCTGATCTCGAAGCAAAATTTATGACGCATGAAGCAGTCTGTGCGGAGCGCTGGAAGGAAACCATCCTACGCATCAAGCGCATCGAATCGATTGGAATCGCATGCGCTGGGGCCATCATCTTGCTGTTGCTGCACCTGGTTACAAAGACAGGGGGTTAAATGAATGTTCGATCCAATTACCATTGGAGCCGCATTTGCAGTAGCTAAGACCTCTGTTGCCTTTGTCAAAGAGGCAATCAACATGGGCCGAGAGATCAGAGACTGCGGCAAGGAACTCTCTGATTTCTTCAAGTCTCAAGGCGAGATTGAAAAGGCTGCAAATGAAGTTGAGAAGCTAAAGTCGCAACCTAAATCTGACGATCCACAACAAGCAAAAGCGCAAGAGTCTGCGCTGTCACAAGCGTTCACCATTGTGAGCAGACGAAGGGAACTCAAGCAGGCTGAGACTGAGCTGCGCGATCTTTTTTCGCTCAAAGGTGAAATGGATTTTTATCATGAGTTAGTCAAAGAACGACAGCTTATTGTTAACTCTCAGGATGAAGCTGCGCGGGAAAAGATTCGTAAGGCACGGCTGGCTAAAGACATAGCTGCGCGCAAGAGGCAAGAGTTGGAAGAGTTGCTGACCATAGTTGGCATTTTTGTTGTGCTTGGAATCGGCGCGATCATTGTGTTTGTGGCTATCTACTACAGAGGGTGAGCATGGACCTATTGCTTGATCTACTTAAGAGCGCAGCGCCAGCGCTGGCTACCGTGGTGGCCGGACCTATGGGCGGCATGGCTGTCCGTGCAATAGCTGAGAAGCTTGGCGTGTCTGATACCGTGGAGGCCGTCACCCAGGCCATACAGTCCGATCCGCAGGCAGCACAGAAGCTGGCCGAGATTGACCTGGAAGCATTCAAGCTTGAGGTCCAGGACAGGGACAGCGCTCGCAAGGCGCATGTAGAACTGGCTACCAGCGTCAATGTGCCACTGCTGGATAAACTGACCATGCCTATCCTCGCCCTCGGTACTGTCGGCCTAGCGTTCGTTCTCATCGCGGTGTTGATCTTTCGTGATGTTCCTGAGTCCCAAGAAAACATCATCATCTTCGCCCTGGGCTTCATCACCTCGGCGGCAACGCAGGTCCTGAGTTTCTACTTTGGCAGCAGCCAGGGCAGCAAGGACAAGTCGAGTCAACTCAATGGGCTGAAGAAGTGAGAGAGAAAACTATCTGCTTCGTCACTATCCTGGTCAGCGTGACGCTGTCTATCGTTATGCTGTCGATGGTTGGAGTCATGCTGTACGGCCTGTTCATGCCTAACAGCGTGATTGATAACTCGGATATCTTCCCCATCATTGGCCCAGCATTCAGCACAATCGTAGGTGGTTTCATTGGCATTCTTGCCGCAGTCAAAGTAACGGAGAGTCTAGAAAAATGAAAGAGAATTTTGAGAAGGCACTGGCCGCGGTGTTGCACCATGAGGGCGGCTTCGTTAACCACCCGTCCGATCCTGGCGGCATGACCAACCTGGGCTGCACCAAGAAAGTCTGGGAGGAATTCGTCGGCCATCCTGTAGACGAGAAGGCCATGCGCGCACTGACTCCGGCTGATGTCGGACCACTGTACAAGCGCAGCTACTGGGACAAGGTGCATGGCGATGACCTACCCACTGGCGTTGACTATGTAGTGTTCGACGCGGCCATCAACAGTGGCCCAGGACGGGCAGCAAAGTGGCTACAAGAGGTTGTTGGCGCTGCGGCTGATGGCGCTATCGGCAAGGGGACGCTTGCGGCTGTAGCGGCCCATGACCCGGCTGATATCGTAGACATGTACCAGGCCAAGCGGCTCAAGTTCTTGCAGGCTCTGCCAACCTGGGCCACCTTTGGCAAAGGCTGGGGACGCAGGGTGGCAGAGGTTGAAAAAGCAGCGGAGTCTATGCTTGCATAGCTTTCTTAAATGCTATGCAGTACACATGCAAGTCCAGCGCATGCTCGATAAACAGATCAGCGCATTCTTCTAGGACTGCTACATCCTTGGCAAGTGCTGCCTCATAAGCGCGCCGCTCTACAGCCTTAATCTTGATGAGTGTCTCAGCGTAGTCCATCATATATTCAGTCATAGCAGTCCTTTCGTAATGACAATGGCAAGCATGCCAAGCAACGCGGCAACGCATGCCCATGCAAAGCCAGTTACAAACCCAGCCTGGTAGGCTGCTTCTATGTGCCGGTTAAGCAGCCCACCGATACTGTCAGGAGACAGGCTGCGAATGTAACTTGTATCCATGATCTGTCTCTTTCTCCACCCTCTTGCGGCCAATTAGTTTACTCCGGTGATAGTTGAATAGACTGCCTTCATTGACGCACTTGCGACACCAGCTGGCTAGTGTCCCGTACTTGGTCTTGCGATAATCCGATGACGGCTTGATCTCTTTGCACATTGAGCAGCGCGCTGGCTGACCCGCTGGCCTTGTTGTCCGTGTCGTTTGCAATCTTCCACCTCATTTGCTTTACATTGGTTTTGCTGGACCAGTCGAGTACCATGCCGTTGCGCTTGATGACACCTTGCTTCGCCATAGATTGTAGGTAGTGTCCGACTTGCTCAGTAGGCTCATTCATCCTGGCTGCTATGTTGCTAGTGATCAGCGCCATATGATCAGCCTTGACTGACTGCATCGCTGAAATAACGGCATGAAATTTTTGGTTGTATTTCATTCATTCCACCTCTGGATTGCGCTGTGGGGCATATTTGTTTGCACCGTCATAAAATCCACTCAGGTAAGCAATGGTAAGGTCATCAGATTCTTGCTCCGGCTGTGCTAGTGCTTCGCGGATGGCTTTCATAGCGTTGCCAATTTTTTCAATCTCACGAACATGCAGCGGCGAACAAATACAGTCTAACGCCTCAAGCGCCAGATTTAGTGCTTCGTCTTTAGTCATGCTGCCCCCATGTTTTTTGTGACTACCATGTCGCGCAGATGCTCGGAATGGTTCATGCCACGCATTGCTTCTGTCAGCGCCTCATGCTTCCAACCACTTGGCACAGTGCCGCTGGATTTCCTGATCAGCATCACGCCAGCGATTGTTGCAGCCACCTCTTCATCCAGCTTCCAGATTGTCTTCTGGCCTACGCAACCCCTGGTCCCTGGGATTATTCCAACCTTGATTACCAAGCCTTTGTCTTTGTAGCTGTGTAACCGGCCACCGATCATGCCATTCTCTCGGCGCGTCAGTCCTAACTCCACTCCAATTTCATCTGCTGTTGTTGGCTTGCCGATCTTTCGCATCGCATCTACAACCTCGACCACCTGCCTTGTCATCCGTATCATAGTCACCTCAAAAGGGTGGGGTACTCGCTGCGTCCGATCTGTCGCGTCATCGCAACGCTAACTTCCTCGGCATCCGCTTTCCCCCTTGATCAGTCGCAGCTGTCCTCGCGTGTCATGGTGCAAACCCAGACATCATCACCGTGCCGGTAACTGATAGTCCCGGTGCTTGTGCCGTAACCAGTGGACGGCCAGCGCTTGTGGTAGTGCGCGATGAGTTCTTCAATTTGCTCCAGCGTCAGCGCCTCAATCGTATATTTAACTTGCATCGCCAGCCTCCTTCATGGCCGCGCCCAGAGCAGCAAGGCGGTGGCTGTACGCCGCGCTTTGCATAGTCCTCTGCACCACCGGCATGGCCTTGAGCGTTTGCTCATTGGCCTCGCGCAACTCGCGCAGCTTGGTCATGCGATCCCGGTGCGGCGCTTTGCCAGCACGGGCAGTCCTCTCGGCCAGGTCTTCGTATGCCTTGATCCAGTCCAGCGACTCATCGAATTCATTGAGCGGCTCTTCCTTGCCGGGAACCATCAAACGATACATGCGCGGCGCTGCTTTCGGCAGTTCCTGCACTGTCTCTACCTCGACCACCTCAATGCCAGCCGCCTCAAACTCGGCCTTCAATTGCTCCGCAGTCTGCGCCACCTCTACCGGCTCGACTACCTGCTCCAGCATCTCGGCCGTGATTGTCTCAGCCGGGATGTTGTAGATCAACTCTGCTGGCGCTACCGGCGGCGCAATGGCATCCAGCGGATTGGCCTTGACCGGTGAGACATCGCGCTCTGATGGGTAGTCATGCGCTTCCTCGGCGGTGATCAGGCCCTTGAGTACATCAGGAAAGGCATCACGCAATGCGAAGCCACGGGCGCGCATCTGTAGCATGCGTTTGGGGTATGCCTGCCACGGGCCTTGCTTGCCCCAGAGGCCAGCGCGCTTGGCATCCTCGACTGAAAACCTGGCGGTGACCGGCTGGCGGTTCTTGCGGTGGCAGGTGCAGACAGCCACCGGATTGGCAGTGCCTTCGCCCTCGATGGTTTCCTCGATACCCTCGCAAACCGGACTGGCTTGGACCAGCGCCAGCGCTGCGTCACCGTAGACTGACGGCTTACCGTTGATCACCGCGATGTTTTGGAGAGCCTGCATGGGAGCCAGACCTAGTTCCATCCCCCATTGGACACAGACCAGAATGTCCTGGCTCTTGCCCTGGTACTGCTTCGGGACCAGGCTGGACGCTGCCAACTCTTCCGCGAACTGTCGGCACTCGGTGAATGTCTGGGGTGCGAACCCCTGGCGGGTAGTGATGTTGCTCATTTGCGTTCCTTGATTGAGAGATTAGATTGCCGAATGGTGTACGCTTCCTTGGCCGGGGTGACCTTGGCTGGCTTCGCAGCGTAGCTACGCATGGGCCATGACACCTTCCAGTTTCCGATCACGCCCGTAGTGGCCGTCCCCATCAGCACCTTGAGATCGGCCTCGGCTTTGCTGCGGTCAGTCTCGGCCTGCAATGCTGCGGCTTGTGCCACCCTGATTTTTTCCACCAGGTCCTCGGCCGTGGGCGGCAGCACTACCTCGATGTCCTCTGCCTCTGGGTACATCCGATCCGCATCCTTGCTGCTGGACGGCGAATAGAAATCGATCTCGCCGGTAGCCTTCCAATTATCGAGCCGCCGCTGGAAATCCCTGACCTGTTCCACTATCCGGGTGACCGTTCCGACATGCGGTGCGAACAGGAAGATGCGTAATTCAGTGCCGCCGTACAGCACACAGACCGCACCCCACTGCGCCTGGATGATATCCATCTGGCCTTGCAGTTGGATCGGGCCACGGTACAGCGCTGGCGTATCCTCCGGCCTGACGCTGGTCAACTTGGCTTCGATCACGCCAACGCCATGCAGGTTGATGCTGTCCTGGCCCACTACATAGATGCCTTTGTCGGGATCGGTGCGGATAACTTGACCGCCGCCCCAGCCAGTGCCGTCAAGCGAGCAACACAACGGGATTGCCGGGTGAAAGCAAGCCGTTGGATGGTCCAGTAGGACATTGCTGAGTTTCAGTCTGCGCGCTGCCTCGGACAGGATCAGCGGCTCGAGCGTGTTTCCCCAGGCCATTGCTTCGTTGCCAATGTCTGGCCGCTCCATGTCTTGCAAGGCGCGGATGCTGTATTGCAGTTCATCGTTGGGCGTGTTGTACTTGCTGTATCCCATGAGTGACGGCAACCTGCTGGCCGACATCATGGTGTCCGGCGTAACTTTGCTGACCATTATTTTTTCCCCTTCGGTTGCAAAACATAGCGCTTGACCTTCACCTCACGCCCCGCCCGATCCTTGACCCTGATCCAGTAGTCGAGGATCAGATGCCCATCGCCCCGCAGTTCGTAGACTCGGCTTGCCAGCCTGGTTATGCCCAGGTCAACAAAAGCCTGCATGCTGGTGATACCCTTGCGTTTCTGAATATAAGTTAAGACTTCAAGTTTCTGACTCATAGCCACCTCACCATTTTAGTTTTGGAAGACAGGTCACCTCGACCGGAGCCGGGATCACTTGCCCACTGATGCGCCGCTTGGCGCTTAAAACCACGGCCCGTTGCCCAGCGCTCTCGCATTCGTTGATGCCTGCGATGACCTCCGCTCGACTCATTGCCTGGATATCTTTCTCCACTTGCAGGTTGCTGACGGCCTCCTGCATGCTGCCGCAGCCGCCCAGGATGATCGACAGAAACGCCAGCATGGTCTTCATTGCGCCACCTGGATCAGTGTCTCGCCGTACTGCTGACGCGCGCGATTGAAGGTGACGGTTATGTCCGTGTTGCTGGCTTTCGTCGGCGTGAAGTGGCCGTCCAGAATGTACCGGTTACTCTCACGCAGGGTCTTGATGCACTCTGCACGAACCGAGTCATACCGCCGAGGATCAGTTGGCCTCCACGCCATGATGCACTCATGCGGCAGCATGATCGGCGGGTCATAGCCATCCATCAGCGAGAAGAAAATGTCCATCAGTTTCATGTCAGCCTCCGTAAATTAGAATGACCAGCAACATAAACACCAGATACCACGCGATGATCTCGCTCACCCGACTCTCCCTATCAACCGTTGAACCGCACTGGTAGACCACGACTTGCTGCCTGATGGCGTGGCAATGCCGCGCGCCATGAGTTCCTGTTGGATTTCTCGGATGGTGGTGAACCCTAACTGCCTAATCTCAGCGAGGACTGCGGCCAGCGGCTGGGCAGCGAGCAGTGCCTTAGACTTGGCGCGGCCACCAGTGATAGCGCCACCGCGTTCCGGGCAGGGGCAGCCAAGCTTCACGCCACGCGCCTTCTTCATGGCGAGTGCTTCCTTGGTACGCTTGGAGATGATACGGCGCTCGAACTCGGCCACGCCAGCAATGATGGTCAGCATCAGCCTGCCAATCGGACCTTCGGTATCGATCTCTGGCAGGTCCAGGAACTTGACCTTCGCGCCCTCATCCACCAAGGTCAGGATCAGCTTGGCATCACGCGCCAGCCGGTCCAGCTTGGCTACGATCAGGGTTGCGCCAGTGCGCTTGCACTCGGCCAGCGCTGCCAGCAACTGGGGACGGCATGACTTGCCGCCGCTCTCAATCTCGGTGAACTCCGCAATCACAGTGCCGCCGTGCTGTTTGACTGCGGCCTGCTGCGCCTCAAGACCCAAGCCACTGTTACCCTGGCGGTCTGTGCTGACGCGATAGTATGCGATGTATTCCATGTCAACTCCTCAATCTGGGTGGTTGGGTATAGCGTTGCGCTACACCATGACCGGACTCTAACCCACAGCAAACGGTCTGACAACAACTATCTTGCAGAATCTTGATCTTGGTCAAGTTTTTGGGGCTTTCGTCCGTTACCATTGGTCTATCAGGTAGCTATACAAAAGGACTCCCATGCGACAGAAAGTCTTCACCCTGCGACTGCGGCCAGAGAGCCGCGCCCTGCTGGACAAAGCCGCCGAGGATCAGCGCCGCTCCCGCGCCAGTATCATCGAGGAGTGCATCCGGCAGGCGCTCACGCCACGATACAGCGACACGCAGTCTAGGCTCAACCAGATGCTGGGTCAGAGATGAGGGTTTTGGTTGCATGCGAGTACAGCGGAGTGGTGCGTGATGCGTTCATCCAAGCTGGACACAATGCTATGTCATGCGACATCTTGCCGAGCGATGTTCCCGGACCGCATCATCAAGGTGATGTAGTTGCGATACTCAATGATGGCTGGGACATGATGATTGCTCACCCGCCCTGCACCTACCTATCCGTCAGCGGTATGCATTGGACAAAACGGGGGCTGCGTGATCCAAAGTTAACAGAGGACGCTTTGGCTTTTGTAAAGCTTTTGCTAGAGGCTCCAATCAAACACATAGCATTGGAGAATCCTGTCAGCATCATCTCTACGCAGATAAGAAAGCCAGATCAAATTATCCAGCCGTGGATGTTTGGGCATGACGCAAGTAAGGCCACCTGTTTGTGGTTAAAGAATTTGCCACTACTAACTCCAACTAAACACATAGAGGCGCGCATTGTGAACGGCAAACGGAGATGGGCAAATCAAACTGATAGCGGCCAGAACAAACTCGGTCCATCGACAGATCGATGGAAAATCCGCAGCGCAACTTTCTCCGGTATAGCGGATGCAATGGCAACACAATGGGAATCATTATGAGAGAGGTCATCTTGGCGCTGGACCTTGGGACTACCAGCGGCTGGGCAGCATCCAGCGATGGCATGATCTCTCATGGCTACATCACTTTTAAGCCAGGGCGCTACGAGGGTGGAGGCATGCGTTACCTGCGCTTCAAGAACTGGCTGACCCAGATCAAGTCGCAGCTGGGCCAGGTGGATGCCGTCTACTTTGAAGAGGTGCGCCGCCATGCTGGCACTGATGCCGCGCATGTGTACGGTGGCTTCCTGGCCGTGCTGACTGCGTGGTGCGAGCATCACCGCATCGCGTATCAGGGCGTTCCGGTTGGGACGATTAAGAAGCATGCGACCGGCAAGGGAAACGCTGGCAAGGATGAGATGATCGTCGCGGTTAAAGCCAAGGGACATCCCGTTGAGAACGACAACGAAGCGGATGCTATCGCCATCTTGCACTGGGCGCTCGACACCCAGCTACAACCATGATCTGTGACAACTCGGTGCGCTGCCAAGGCAGGCCAACCTCCAGCGTCACCCTGGTGGACGGGCGGCAGGTCTGCAATGAGTGTCCCGACTGGATGACAGAGTGCGAGGCGCGGCTGGTGCTGGCAACCTACCCTGATGAGCCAGTCTGGAAGGGCAAGACCAAGATCAAGCCATCCAAGGCTGACTACCTGGCCGGGGTCAAGGCCGCGCGTGGCATGGTTGGCTACAACGCACTGCGCGGTGCGATGGTGGCGGTGCATCGCAAGGCCAAAGCGCAGGGTGTCTGATTCTCTGGCGGCTGAGAAGTGCCTGCCTTTTCCCCAATGTGTCAAAGTAAATTTGACACAGAATCCTGGCAAGCTGGTTGATTTTAAAATTGGAACTCAGCCCAGAAAATTTCTGGCCGCCCCCGATATGCCCCGCCCGGGAGTTTTTCCGTGCCATGTTGCAGCGCGGAAACTACAGCAGATTGCAGCAGACTCAACAATAAATTGTAGATTCTACAGGCCGCATCCGGCCACCACCCGGACAGCGGCCACCACCCGGACAGCGCAGCAGCAGCAGGCCAGTAGCAGGCCACCACCAGCGGCCACGCATGCACGGCCACGGCCACCACGCCAGCGCCAGCAGGCCACCAGTAAGGCCACGCCAGCGCCACTATCTGCGCCACTGCCAGCAGGCCGCAGGCCACCCTATAACAGCAGGC